CGCTTCGGCAGCCCCGCACTGAAGCAGCTCCTCAATGAAACCGGCCTCGGAAACCACCCAGAGCTGGCCCGCTTCGCCCTGCGCGTTGGACGCGCGCTGGCGGAAGACAGCGTGGCCGGCGCCTCCGCGGCCCCACAGGCAACGCAGTCGGAGGACGCCGTGTTGGCGGCCCTCTACCCCTCGATGGTGCGAAAGGACAGGTAACACCCCATGCCGACCCTGACGGATTCGGGCTTCCCCACTCTGCTGAACGTCGCCAAGCGGCTGACGCCCAGCGGCAGCGTGGAGACGTCCATCGCTGAGACGCTCTCGAAGAAGCTGGACATGATGTCCGACGTCCCGTGGCTGGAGGGCAACCTCCCCACCGGGCACCGCATCACCTCCCGCGTGGGCCTCCCCTCGCCCACCTGGCGCCGGCTCAACCAGGGGTTGGACCCGACGAAGTCCGAGACGGCGCAGTACGACGAGACGTGCGGCATGCTGGAGTCCTTCAGCAAGGTGGACGTCGCGCTCGCCGAGCTGAATGGCAACGCGCCCGCCTTCCGCAAGTCCGAGGACGACGCCTTCGTGGAGGCCTACGCGCAGGAGGTGGCGCGCAGCATCTTCTACGAGTCGACGGCGCAGAATGCCGAGCGGCTGCACGGCCTCGCCGCGCGGTACGCGGCCACCTCGGGCTACACCGCCTCGAGCCAGGTGCTGAAGAAGCCGGGCCTGGACACCACTGCTGGTGCGGCTGGCGCCATCAACGAGTCCGTGTGGCTCATCAACTGGGAGCCTGGGCGCATCTACGGAATCTTCCCCAAGGCGTCCAAGGCCGGACTTTCGATGAACGACCTCGGAAAGCAGCTGGTGCCGGATGCCAACGGCAAGCAGTTCCTCGCCTACGTCAGCCACTTCAAGTGGGACTGCGGCCTCGCGGTGCAGGACTACCGCTACGCCTGCCGAATGCAGTTCAACCCTAACAACGAGACCTACTTCCCGGACTCGGGCAAGGGGCTGTTCCTGGCGCTGCAGGAGATGCTGGGCACCGTGTACGACGTCGGTGCGAACGCCCGCTTCTACATGAGCCGCAACGCCTTCAAGAAGCTGATGGCGCAGCTGGCGAGCAACTCCACCGGCTTCCTCGAGTACGTGGACGGCGGCGGCAAGCGCATCCCGTCCTTCCTCGGTGTGCCCATCCGCATCACGGACGCGCTCGTGGGCGAGTCCGCCATCTCCTGACGCTGACGACTGAAAGGAAACCCGTCATGTACATCGAAGCCTCTCAGAATTTCGCCACGGCCCAGGCCCTCGCCACGACCAGCGACACGGTCTCCACCAACGTGCTGGATGTCGGCAGCGCCAAGAAGGCGTTCGGCGGCGCAGGCCACCCGGTGAAGGTGTCCGTGGGCTACGTCAACGCCAGCGGCACCAGCCCCACCTTCCGGGCGCGACTGGTGGGCGCGGACAACGCCGGGCTGTCGTCCGGCGTGGAGATCCTCGCCGACACCGGCGCCAACCCCGTCACGGCGGGCGTGCCCGTCGTGTACGAGCTGGTGCCGTCCATGCAGAAGGCCACCAAGCGCTACTACGGCGTCGTCTTCACGCAGGGCGGCACCTCGCCCGTGGGCGCGGCGACCGCCAACCTGGTGCTGGACGCGCAGTCCAACGGGTAAGCCCATGGCGCGGTACCTTCTCCGCACGCCGCGCTTCATCGATGGCCGGTACATCCACGCCCGTGTGGATGCGCCGGCCGTCGTGGAGCTCCCGCCTGGCATCCAGCCCAGCCCCGACATGGAGCTGGTGGACGACGTCCAGGCAAGCCCCGCGCCCGCCACCTCCTCGCACTACGCCGTGAAGGGGCAGGAGGCGTCCCCCGCTCCCTCCCTGGACGGCAAGAAGCCGAAGCCCGCCGCGCGGGCCTCCAAAGACGACCCCCTCTGACGCACGCGGGGGTGAAGGGGTTGTGCCTTGGCCACCGACGTGCAGCTCGTCAACCTCGCTCTCCTCCGCATCGGGGTGAAGGCGCTCATCACCTCGCTCTCGGACACCAGCACCGAGGGCGTGGTGGCGCTCAACACCTACGCCACGGTGCGTGACTCGCTGCTGTCCCGCGCGTGGTGGCCCTTCGCCACGAAGCGGGCAGCGCTGTCGCTGGCGGCAGGGGTGACGCGCAGCGGCTGGCAGTACGCCTATGCCCTCCCCAACGACTGCCTCGCGCCCCAGTACCTCTTCACCGGGACGCGGCGCCCCGCCTCCGGGCAGCGGGTGCCGTTCCAGGTGGAGGCCACCGGGGCATTCCCTGCGGCACTTCCGGTGCTACTGACGGACGCGAAGGACGCGGAGCTCGTGTACACGGCCAGCGTCAGCGCTGGCGCCTTCGATGCCCTCTTCGCGGACGCGCTGGCATGGGCGCTGGCAGCGGAGTTCACCCTGTCACTGGCAGTGCAGCCGGCGGTGGCCCAGCGCGCCCTGCAGATGGCTGAGGTGTCCTTCCTGCGCGCCGTCACCGCGGCGCACCGAGCGAGCGAGCCGGACGTCCCGCCCGAGTCGGAATTCATCCTGGCGAGGGGCTGACGCATGGCACCCATCCGACAGGCCAGCTTCGCCGCCGGCGAGTTGTACCCCGGCCTGTGGGGCCGCACGGAGTTGCCCAGCTACGCGCAGGGCCTGCGGCGGATGCGGAACTTCTACGCCAACCGCCAGGGTGCGGCCGTCAGCCGGCCCGGCACGCGGCGCGTGTGCAGCGCCTACGGGTGGACGGAAATCCGACTGGTGCCCTTCGTCTACTCGGACACCCAGTCCTACGTGCTCGAGATGGGGCTGGGCTACTGCCGCTTCGTCTCCAGCGGCGCTCAGTTGGCGCAGGTCAACCCGCTCACGGGCCTCTCCGAGCCGTACGCGGTGGTGACGCCTATCACCACCGTCGCCCAACTGGCGGAATTGAAGTGGTGCCAGTCCGGCGACGTGATGACGTTCTGCGCGCCCGGCCTCGCGCCCTTTGAGGTGCGCCGCAACGGCCACACCAACTGGGCGGTGGCCACCATCAACTTCGACCGGCCGACGACAGACGTTTTCGCCACTCTCGCCGGCCCGCTGCCGTCCGTCGGAAATGGGTACCCGGACACGCGCCAGCCGCGCGAGTGGCAGTGGATGGTGTCGCGCCTCCTCAAGGACGAGAAGGGCTTCGAGTACGAGACTGCACCCAAGCTGCTCACCCAGGTGCGGACGGGCAGCACGTTCAGCACCATCCCGGACAAGGTGTTGGTGTCCCCCACTGACCCGGTGACGGTGGAGTTCCTCTCCGGCGTGCCCGCCGGGAGCCGTCACCGCATCTACCGCGGGCGCAGTCGGATGTTCGGCTGGGTGGGCGACTCGGACGCCTCCACCTTCACGGACGTCGGCGCAGAGCCCGACTACGCCCGCCAGCCGCCGAAGGGCGACAACCCCTTCAAGGTGTACAGCGACGCCACGCCGCCGGTGCTGCAGCGCACCGAACACCCGCGCGTCGTCAGCTTCTTCGAGGAGCGGCGCGTCTTCGCCAACACCTCCCAGCGCCCCGGCTTCCTCTTCTTCAGCGCCACCGGGGACTACGCCAACTTCGACCAGCAGCTGCTGCCCGTGGCCTCGGACGCAGCCATCTACGAGCTCGCCGCCCGCCGCCGCGAGGAGGTGCGCGCGCTGGTGCCGCTGGAGAAGCTGCTCGTCTTCACCAACGCCTCGGTGTGGAGCTTCGCCGGCAGCAACGGCTACATCTCCCCGGTGGAGGCCAGCCCGCCCTCCGCGAAGATGCACCTCGAGGTGGGCACCACATGGCTGGAGCCCCTCGTCGTGCCAGGGGCAGTCCTGATGTCTCGCGCCAAGGGCACGGGCGTCCGCGATGTCGTGGCTGACTTCCAGCAGGCCAGCTACCAGGGCGGGGACGTCTCGTTGCAGGCGCAACATCTGGTGGACAGGTACACGCTGCGCGACTGGTGCTGGGCGGAGGACCCGCACGGGCTGGTGTGGGTGGTGCGCAGCGACGGGAAGCTACTGTCCCTCACCTACGACAGGGAGAAG